ATGATCGAAAGTAGCTTTTCTCCATCCGCTGTTTCAGCCGCTACGCCAATAGTATTTGACGCCGATTTAGATCCATAGATTCTAGCCCGGTGTCCTGGATTCGTGCTATAGGAAAACAATCGAGTGTCCTGGCTATCAGCGCTCTGTTCGATATAAACCTCGCCATCAGCCTGAATAGACAGCACTTTGTCAGGTGTGCCATCTGATGCGCTAAGCTCTGAATGCCTATGGAGGGTATCAGCCATTGTGTCGTCAACAAGCGTAGTGTAGGGAGACAACATCGAAAGCGTTATTGTGCCTGCCCCATTCGTGACGGCAATCTCGCTGGCAGTGCCGTCAATCTCATTGACGACTGGGTCTGCCCCCGTGCTCCCTATTGGGATCTGGCCATTAGTAGCAATGCCCAAAGATTCCATAATACCATTTGCACCAATCTTAATTAGCGAATACTGCGTGCCATCAAAATAAAAATCATCACCATAGATATTCAGCCAACGAAACGTATTAGCTCCAAGATTTAAAAGGCTATCCGTAGTGGGCACCTGGTGGGTTGTGATCTCATCACCAAAGACAGCACAACACAATAATAGGATGATTAGTAATCGTTTCATATTGGCCTCGTGAATACCCTTTGTTTAGTCCATACAGCACCTATCAAAACCTCAAGCCAGCAATCATCACCAACCTCTCGGAGTCTCCAATTTGTGCCAATACTCAAGGATGTTTCATTTGATGATTGAGTCTTTACCCCGTTGATTGTCACCGATACACCATCGTTATTCCTGGCCATCAGGAACCGACCATCAACTTGCCAAGTTGTTTTGTCGTTGGTTGTTTCCAATTCCGTTGGATCCGCTCCGTTAACGTCCCAGTATACATACTCATCAGTTGTACCAACTGCGTCGGCCTGGATAAAATATTGACTACCTTTGTAAGTAATAATCCCTGCCGCCGTCCCTAATTGGGCCGTCCACATAATCGTGTCAACAGAATTTCCAGTAAACGACATGTCAGTAACGTCTATAGTTTCACTATTTGAAACGACCTGGATGTCATTCGGGGCAACCTGTTTTGTAATGTCCTTCCATTTAGGTGGGTCAATGTCCTGCCAGCGGTTGGTTGTTGGTCTCGATAACGATGTGTCAACCGGAACAACCGGGTCACCGGAGTCTGAATCATAAACCCGCTCATCATATTGGATTGCCGTTATCCGTATCCGCATGTCTCGGTCAGATTCAAAACTTAAGATCCTTACCTTCTCGCTCGATACCGTGGTTGGCCCATAGACGTATTTGCTCGTTTTTGCTGGCATCTGTGTTGTTGGGAATGTTCCGTCAATTTTAATGGTACTGCCAGAAACTTCGGTCACGCCTCGCTCTAGGACAACGTCTCTCTGATTAACGGAATCGTAGGCTGTGACGATCAGAATCCCAGATCCGGACACTTCAGTTAATGCCCGGTCAACTTCTACCCAATTCGTTCCAGCGGAAAGAACGGCGCCGCCCTGGTTGGTTTCGGATATCGCATCGTGGGTCAAATAGACAACGTCGCCAACCTCGCACGCGATCGCGTCAAGGTCAGCGGACCAAGCATACAGTTTTTTAAGATAAGCGTTTGAGTACAACAGCCGGTTTGCGGTCCTTTCTGCTTGCGTCTGGCTGGTTATCCCATGCCCGGACCATCTAATCTTATTCTTGATGTTTCCAGCAGATTCAAAACCAACCCGCAAAGGTTGTATTTTGTAGTTTTGTGCCCTATCCATATAATCCATCTGAATAACACTGGCCCTTTGAGATCGTTCTAAACCTATCATTTCAAAAGAATCTTGCAGCATGTTCCCGATGGTGAATTCATAAACAGGCTCGACAGCCCGATCAATGATGATTCGGTATGTGTCCCCGATTGGAACAATCTTAGAGTTGCACATTGCCAACACCACCGCCGCCGAATCCCATAGTGTCTGCTCACGGGGAAATATACCGTTGAATGTAAACCTTTTTTCAGTTCCGCCCTTGCCATCGGAAACAAGCTCATTGCAATATTCAGCCAAATCGGTGAAATCAGATGGGACAAAACTGCTCAATTGCTTTCCATCATACCGCTGTAATTTCCACGAACCAGCCGATCCGGATAATACTGGTTGCGTCAATATGTCCAACAGAACATCAGCAGGATTATCAGACCATGCCCACGCACTGGCCAGAACATTGAATACAATCTTTCCCTTGTATTCTGCCTCAAACTTAATGTAGCCTGAAAGCTCGTCAGCTTCAACAGCCTGGATTGCATATAGGCCTGTCCTTGGGTAAGCAAATGTGTCTGTCAGGATCTCGCGTACAGCGGACACATAACAATCAAGCCGTGGCGATTTCGAGTCCAGGTCATCGGTTGAAACCAGGGTGAACCGGACATCGTATTGAGTACCGACAGATATGGTTACAGCGGCCCCTAATGTATAGGTTTCATCGGAAGCATAGTCGTATCGTATCGGAGTCGTGTTTTTTCCAGCTACCGTTTCATCGACCAGCGTAGACCATAAATCGGCGTCAGCTTCCGATATTTCAATCTTCAGATTGGCCTTGACATATGTCTTGTCACCCCGTGAAGTGAATCCACATAAACCATTAGGGAAAACGAACTCAAAATTCAGCTTCTGGTAATTGGCGTCAGGCGTCGTCCATGTGTATGGCGTACCCTCTTCCAGTTGATAGTTTGGGCTGAACTGTATCCGATGGTCCGACCATAATGATATCTGTGATTGTCCAAGTGTCCCTTTTTTCTCTTCGGTGGTCACACCTGGGTAATTGTCCAGATCTCTGCCATTGAGTTTTACGGTTCCACTGACGATGCCCTCGTTTGGTCCGTCCCCAAGGGAAATCAATAGGTTGTATTTCTGCGTGGAGTCTGTCCGGTAAACTGGAGGATATGTCAGTAAATTTGACACCCACCACAGGTCTGCAGCAGGAACAGCCACGTCAGTGTTAGTGTTGGTGGTGTGCGCCATCAAAACATTGCCACGCTCGATTATCTGACCGTAAACAACATGCACGGATGATCCCGCCTGCTGTGTGGTTTGGCTTGCCCATTGTGCACGGGTCGTCAGGTCAATATCAGATGACAGTTGAGGTTGGCTTAAATCATCAGGCCTAAATGCTGAATTTATCAACATTCCACCGCCAACAATGATAGCTGTTGTTGCTGCTGCTCCTGCAAGACCCGCTGCAGTTGTTCCTGCTCCAAACAGAGAACTGCCAATAGATGTACCCACAGGACCGGCAAAATAGGTCAATACCAATATGGCAGCAACCGAAAGATATTGTTTAGTAGACCCACCACCGATCTGAGGCACGATTATGACGGTGTCGCCAGGCTTAACCCAACATGACGGCCAATTTTCAGCTTCAATTATCTGGCCGTTAAATCCGACAGCGACATAGCCACCCTCGGGAACCCATGTTTTTACGATATCCGTAATCGTGCACGGACTATACGACAAGTCGTATCTGATCTTTTGATTGTGGTCGAGCGGGTGTGTCTGGATGACAAGCCCGTAATTCTTGCCGCCATCAATCACCGTTTGTCGTAATAGTTCTGCCAAACCTTGCTCCAATACCTATCATCAAGCCGTGCTACCTGTAGGCCGGTGCCACGCATCAAATGAATAAACTGTTTGCACCCGGGCAATACCAGGCCAGAATGCCAATCGAATTTCGAACAACGATACAGGCTGATGCACCATTCAATAGGCTCTGTGATCTTCCAATCGGAACAATATTCAGCGGCCGCCTGCATGTTTGATCCGTCTTTGATCTCCCAATCCTGCAATGGGGAACTTAAACCGTGGTGTTGTCTGACAGCATGGACAAACTCCCAACAAACAACCGTCTTCTGTCTCGCTTCTTTCATAATGCGTTTTGCAATATCGCGGTATTCGATCAGATAATCAGCCATTCGCAATCGCCACCTTCAGGCCGTCGTTGTGCAGCGTAGGATTGCCGCCAAAGTGTTCTGTGTTGCTACCCCCTGTCCGATTCCTGCATGAATCAAGCAATCCGTTGCAGGTCGTGTCAGTGCCTACGTATTGACACTCAGCACCTTTGAAGTTATGCGGTGCCCATTCACATTGAAGAGTTGAATACAGCCGTGGTGGGTGCCTCTGGATGACCAGCGTCTCGTCACCAAGGGAAAACTCAACATCCTGAGAATCGACCTTGAAATTCTGTATTGTATAATTGACTTCCAGCGAAGAATGGTCAACTTCTGTCAGCCCGGCATTTACAAATATAAGTTTCACCGCTGAACCAATTACATCATCAGGGTCCATCAGATAGTCTATCAGTACCCGGCCAACATTCGTAATTACAATAGACACCTCTGACAGCGCCCCCTGTTGTGCGTTTTCCATGCTGGAAGGACGTATTCCTATTGCGGTCCACATAATACCAGAATCTCTTGGGTACTCAAAGTCCTGTGTGTTAGCCGCATACCTAAGGATGGTCGAATCGTCATCCAGTAGATCGATTTGGACCAATACAACCCATGGGTTTTTGTCGCTCCATACGTTCTTCTGTAGTACGAGTTCGCCGGGCAGGTTTTTCATTTACTGGCCTCGACCGTGAGGACTTCGTCGCTATGCAAAATGTCTATAACGTCTTTGGTGACCTGAGTGATAACAGTCCCGAACATGATCACACCAATCCATAACACAACCTTTAGGATGCGCTCCGTCCTGTCAAGTCTGGTCTGGATACATGGTTTGCCATTATCAACAAACAGCCTCTGATTAATGTTGTCTAGCTTTATGTGGATTCGGTTAAATTCTTCCTTCTCGGTCATGTCACTCTCCTAAGCTATCCAACCCTAAGCGTTTTCATTCTGCCGTAATTTATGTAGGTAACCATTATAAGCCAACGACCAGAAGTCAATGTGTCCCAGTCTGCTGTTGGCGTGAAATTTATGTAAACTGTATTAATAGAACTAGTCGCCGCAATCTTTGGTCCATTGCCTGATGCCGTACTAGATACATCATTGGCGGTATCAATATTCGCCGCTGCCAACAATTGATCACCTCCCGAGGCATTGCCAACATCAACAGACATCACGGCCGATCCTGATCCCACCACAGTTTCATAACATCGCAAATGCACTGATAATATTTCGCCATAAGCAGGTATTGCATCAACTATGGTGACTACCTGTTCAGTAGTATTTGCCACGGTGTTGTCTAATACATAATCGATATCTGTACCAGTTTCAGCAGCATCGACATCAATAGACTTAATGAGAGTTACCGTTGAGTAAAACCGCTTTGAATCATGCATAAAAGCCACATCAAGTGGATAGCTATCCCCTGCTAGATTACGTAGGTTTCCGAATTTGCCAAATTTCGACCGAATATATGCTTGGTTGCCATCAGTTCCAATCTGGATGTTATTTTCACCTGTTGAATTATCCGTATAGCCAGCAGTAAAAAACTGTGACAATATTAAATTCTTAATACAGGTTGCACCTATGATCATAGGAGGTTTACTACTCTCGTGACGACACTGGAAAGTGTTTGAATTTGCCGAAGTACTCAATTCGATATCTGATGCAACTCCAGCAGATGCCATACCCTCGAAATCTCCAGAATAAAACATTCCCGCTGTCCGGTAAACATACAGACCGTGAGTGTCACAGTTGGTCATTATGATATCGTGAAACTTGTTTGCGTTGGGGGCATTTAAGGCTGAGATTCCCGTCGATGCATTGAAATCATACCCAACACTGATGCCTACATCCCATTTAGCGACAAGGATATGGTCAAACTTATTATCATAAACAGTTTTACCGGTTGGATATAATTCGATACCTGTGCTATCCGCTATGGAAACAGCCTTGCCCTCAATCAACATGTCTCTGAACGTGTTTTTGTACACACCCATTCCGACTATTTGTAATCCGACCGCTGCTGTGGTTGACTCTAAAGCTAACCCATGTACACCACCATATTGACATCCGAATGGACCCGTGTTGTCTCCTACTCTCAGTATGGAACCTGTCGTAGTCGATAGGATGGTTGCACCATACCCCCAGATACTGATGTCATCTATTCTTGCCAGGGGATTTGCCAACACAATCTCATCAGTGGTAGCGTATATTCCAGGGGGCAAGAGAACAATCCCCTTACCGGCGGCAATGGCCGCGTCAATAGCTTTCTGGATCGGGACCACGTCATCCGTGGTACCATCACCGGCCGCGCCGAAATCATCGTGCATCACGTTGAATACGGGGCTTGCACTACTGTACATCGTGTCCAACTGCAAAGCAGCAATCGAAGACAAATCATGTGTGCCCGTGGCAGAATGGTCAGTCAACAACCATGCTTCTAATTCTGCCCACCAATCCCAATCACCTTTTGAGGGTAAATCAGTCATATCAATATCCTAACCGGCCTTCGCCTAATCTTCCACCTGGCCATGCGTATGCGTGTGTCTGGCCCGATTCTACAAATGTCATTGTGGCGTTCCATCTCATTTCAGGGAGCATTCTAGTCACAAGACGGAAATCTATATCACCCAGAAACTTGAACTCATACGTTTGGAAATCTTGCGTGTTGAAATACAAGAATGGCAATGATCCATGACCAACGGTATCCTCAAAAAACGCCTGAAGGTCAAGACGGTCTTGGTTATCCATTCCTGATATCTTGATTCCAGGGAATACGTTTGGCGTCCATGTATGCCTGGCCCTAGTTGACCGAAGGCCATTCTCCATTTTTGATTCGATAATATGCGATGAAGCTGGTTTGAATCTCCAACTATTCGCATCAATACCAATCGACAGAACCGGGAAACTTGAAGGATCAGCCATCAGAACCCCGCCATTCTCGGATCTCTCCGTCTCTTTGCTCTAACGAATACATCAATCACCATACTATCCATTGCCTGTCTGATGCCCGTCACTTCGGCCTCAATTGGCACGTCAGGACTAGTCACATTGATATCTACATTCGGTTCCGATCCAGCGGGCGTTACCTTCTCACCCCTGTGCAGTATGGCCGGGAAGGCATCAGGATCAAGCCCATTCTGGAAACTCGGAGCGCCAGCGAATGCAAGCGGAGGAACACGGATTTGTGCCGCCGTTTGACCGACGATGCCACCCGTCGCATAGGAATCAGATATCCCTGTTGACCCCGTAGCTGTAACGGCCATCGGATCAACCGGAACAGGTGCGGAAAGGCTTGGAAATAATCCGGT